GATAAACAATAAAATTGATAAAGACTATCAATTTAACATTCAAAAAGTTAAATCCCAATATTATTGCGAGGAATTATATTTAAGACAATTTGAGGACGAGGGTTCTGAGGCTGATGATTGCATGGCTTATTATTGTTTAAACACCCCAAATGAGTACAAATATGTATATACAAATGATAGGGATATATTACAACTAATAAGTAGCAATACTGAGGTTTTTTTAGCCGACAAAAGAGATTTTGTAAATGAAAAAAATTGGTCTAAGTATTTAGATTATACTCATAAAAATGTATCTTTAGTAAAAGTTTTGACAGGTTGTAATTCAGATAACATAGCGGGTGTTTATGGTATGGGAGAACCAACATTATTTAAGTTATTTCCTGAGTTGATAAAAGAAGAAAAAACATTAGAATGGGTTATTGAAAAGGGGAAACAATTATTACCTGAATCCAGAGGAAGAGAAGCGTCGGTATTACGTAATTTAATTAATGGTAAATCAAAGCATGGTGTAATGGGTGAAACTTTATACATAACAAATAAAAAGATAATTGATTTAAGTCAACCATTAGTGACAGATAAAGTTAAAGAAAGAATTAATGATGAATTGATAAATGGTGTATTAAACCCTGAAGGTAGGGATTATAAAGTATTAATGAAACAAATGATTAATGATGGTATCTATTCATATATGCCAAAGTCAGATTCAGGGTTTATTGATTTTTTCAGACCATTTTATATTATTATGGAGAAAGAAAAAAAACTATATAAAAAAGCAATATTATGAGAGTAAGATTTAAAAAATTAAGTGAAAAGGCGGTGACACCACAATACGCTAAAATGGGTGATGCTGGTATGGATTTGGTGGCGACTTCATTAGTAAAGGGTGAAGTTTATTATGAGTATGGAACGGATATTGCCGTTGAAATACCGGAGGGTTATGTTGGGTTATTATTTCCAAGATCATCAATAAGTAAAACAAAACAAATATTAGCAAATCACGTTGGGGTTGTGGATAGTAATTACAGAGGTGAAATTAAGTTTAGATTTAAAAAATTAACTTGGGATAATGGTGAAGTCTATAATGCGGGTGATAGGATTGGACAATTAATTATTATGCCATATCCTACAATTGAATTAGAGGAAGTGAATGAGTTAAGTGAAACCAATAGAGGTAAAAATGGTTTTGGTTCAACAGGGAATTAAAAGTTTAACAATTTAAAAAAAAATAAAATATGAGTAGTATCGGAAACGATAAATTTAAAACACGATTTGAATTTGTGTTAAAACTGAACAAAGATATTATTGTTCAGAGATTCTTCAATGTAAGGAAGTTTAATGAAAAAGCAGCTAAAAGTTTGTCTATGAAAGACACTACCGATGAAGTTGTGAGTATCGTTAAAAAAGGTATTATGAAGAAAAGTATTGATCACCTTTGGAATAATTATGATCCTTATGGGTTTTATTATGACGATGATGGTGAGATTGTAATTAAGGATATACCGAAATATAATCTTAATGACATTAAAGATAATTTTACGTTTACTGTAAAAGTGGATGGTAAGCCTGTGTCGGAAAGTATGTTTTCGGGTTATGGATTATGTATCCCTGTATTTTTTGAAAACGGACAAAAAATTAGGTACATTGTAGATATTAAAGATTCTATCTCTACAATAATATCAAAGTTACAAACAGCATTACAAATTACGGAAGAAACAGAATAATATGAATGATAAAGAAAATTTTGGGTATTTAGGTGATAACTTCCAATCGAAGGTTCTTGCACAGATATTTACTGACAGAACATTTGGTGAGAACTATATTAATATTATTGATCCAAAATATTTTGATAATCAATATTTTAGGGTTATCACTCAATATATTAAAGAGTATTATATTAAGTATGATAGTATACCAACAATAGATGCTATTGAAAACATTATTAATTCGGAGGCTTCATCAGAGGTAACAAGAAGAGTTCTTATTGACGAAATAGGTGTTATTAAATCAGCTGAATTGGCTGATAGTAGTTTTATTCAGCATAAAGTTATTAATTTTTGTAAGCAACAAGAATTAAAAAAAGCAATTCAAAAAGTGCAGAAGATACTAGAGAAAGGTGATTTTGAATCGTATGATAAGTGTGAGGATATTATTAAGAAAGCTATTAACATATCAGAAGATAAAGATAATGGTGAAGATGCTTTGGATAATATTGAGAATGTATTAGAGAATGATGAAAGAAAACCTTTACCATTTGGTATTGGGGGATTTGATAGATCGACTGGTGGTGGTTTAGGATCGGGTGAAGTTAGTTTAGGTATAGCACCATTAGGGGTTGGAAAATCTACATGCGCCACTAAAATCGCCAATACTAATTACAATTCAGATAAAACGGTTTTCCATATATTCTTTGAAGATAAAATTAGGGATATTAAACGTAAACATTACGCCTGTTGGACAGGTATCCCAATTAATGATTTAAAAGAGAATAAATCGGCAGTTATTGACATAATTGAAGGTATTAAAGGTAAGGGGAAATTAGTTTTAAAGAAGTTTCCTTCATATGGTACAACGTTTGAAAAAATCCGTAATTGGGTTAAAAAACAAAGACAAAATAATATTGTACCAGATATGATTGTTGTGGATTATTTAGATTGTATTCAATTATCTGAGGATAGTTGGACAGCTGAAGGTGTTTTGGTAAGACAGTTTGAAACATTAGCTGAGGAACTTAAAATACCTATCCACTTATTTACTCAGGGGGGTAGACAATCAATTGGACAAGAAATTGTGACATCCGATATGGGTGGTGGATCAATTAAAAAATCACAATTTGCTCACTTTTTATATTCTATTGGTAGAACAATGGAACAACAAGAAAATGGTAGGGCTAATATGTCAATATTGAAGAACAGATTTGGACCTGCTGGTGTTGTATTTGAGAACGCATTATTTGATAATGGTTCAGTACAAATTGATACTGATAATAGTACTGAAGAACTTACTTTTTTAGGTGTTGAGAACAAAAAAGAAGAGAAGAAAAGAAATAGGGTTAACGATATCCTACAAAAAAAACAAAAAGAAAAAGTTACAGGTGATGAAGAAACCATCTAAGGTAAAAAATATTTTCCCTTAATTATTTATAAGTGACTAATATTGATTTTATTAGGTTTTCTTTAAAAAATAATTGGGGGATTTTTTATTTTCCCTTGTATTTTTCTAAAAAATAACATATTTATATAAACAATAAAAAAATTAAAAAACGATAAAAAAATGAGTAAGAATGGACTTCAATTAGCGAGTGATTTAAAGTATTATTTAGATTATTCAAGGTGGATTGACGATGAAAATAGGACTGAAACTTGGGAAGATTCGGTTGAAAGAGTTATGGGTATGCACAAAGTTAAATATTCACAATTTTTAACTAACCCGAGATTTATTGAATTATTTAATAAGGCTGAAGGGGCTTATAAAGATAAATTAGTATTGGGTTCTCAAAGGGCATTACAATTTGGAGGTGATCCGATTATTAGGCATAATGCTAGAATGTATAATTGTACCAGTACCTACGTAAATAGGGTAAAATGTTTCCAAGAGATAATGTATTTGTTATTATGTGGTTGTGGTGTGGGTTTTTCTGTACAACATAGACACATTAACAATTTACCTAATCTAACAAAAAGAACTAAAGGAACAAAAACATTTATAGTTCCTGATTCAATAGAAGGATGGAGTGATGCTTTTGGTATTCTAATATCTTCATATGTAGTAGATGGTGCTGAAACACCATTTCCTGAATATCAAGGGTATGAAATTAGATTTGATTTAAGTTTAATTAGACCTGAGGGTGCTATGATTAGTGGTGGATTTAAAGCTCCTGGACCTGAGGGGTTAAGAAAGTCACTTTTAAAGAGTGAAGAATTAATTGAAAGGAACTTAAATCAGGGTGTTAATTCAATGAAACCTATTATGGCTTATGACTTTATTATGTATATGTCAGATGCTGTATTATCAGGTGGTGTTAGAAGAAGTGCGACAATTTGTTTATTCTCACCGGAAGATGATGAAATGATGAATGCTAAGGTTGGTAATTGGTATTATGAAAACCCACAAAGAGGTAGATCAAATAATTCGGCGGTAATTAATAGAAATACCACAACTAAAGAACAATTCAATAGGATTTTCACATCAATCAAAGATTTTGGTGAACCGGGATTCTATTTTGTGGATGATGAAGATCAAGTAACTAATCCTTGTGTTGAAATTGGATTATACCCTCAAATTGAAATTAATGGTAAAACTGAATATGGGTTTCAAGGATGTAATTTAACTGAGGGTAATGGTGGTATGTGTACAACAGAAGATAAGTTTTATGAGGCGTGTGAGTCTTTAGCTATCTTAGGTACATTGCAAGCTGGTTATGCTGATTTCCCATATTTAGGTGATATAACAGAATCAATCTTCAGGGGAGAGGCTTTATTAGGTTGTTCATTTACAGGTTGGATGGCTAATCCACATATTATGATGAATCCTGAAATTCAAAGAAAAGGTGCTGAAATCGTTAAAAAAGTAAATCAGGAGTTGGCTGAAATTATAGGTATTAATCCAGCGTCGAGAACAACTTGTGTTAAACCTTCTGGAAATGCTTCAGTTTTATTAAAATCACCTTCTGGTTGTCACGGAGATCATGCTCCAAGATACTTTAGGGTAATGCAAATTAATAAACAATCTGAAATTGGTAAGTATTTGAATGAAGAACATTCATATTTGATTGAAGAATCTGTATGGAGTTCTAATAAAACAGATTATGTGGCGTATATTCCAGTAATGGCTAATAAGAATGCTAAATTTAAAAAGGATTTAGTTGGTATGAATCAATTAGAAGTGGTTAAAACAATTCAAAACAATTGGGTTGAATATGGAACAAATCACGAAAGAAATGTTCAACCGTATTTAAGACATTCGGTTTCAAACACCGTTGAATTGGATTATTCTGATTACGATATGGTGGAAGATTATTTGTTTAATAATAGATATGATTTCGCGGCTGTTTCATTCTTACCTTTAACAGGTGATAAAGATTTCAACCAAGCACCATTTACATCGGTATTATCAGGTGAGGAATTATATAATAAGTATGATGATGCGGCTTTCTTCGCTTCAGGTTTAATTGTTGATGGTTTACATGCTTTTGATGGTAATTTATGGGAAGCTTGTGATTATGTTAATAAAAGAGATTTAAAATTACAAGGAACAAGGGTTGAAGGTTTAATTAAGAAAGATTGGATTAGAAGAGCTAAACAATTCGCTAAGAGATTCTTCAAAGGAGATGTTAAAGAAATGATACTATGTCTTAAAGATTTACATTTATACCACAAATGGGTTAGAGTAAATCGTGAATTAAAACAAAGGGATTTTAACTTTAATACAGCCATTAAAAAACCTGAATATGTTAATATGGATACTATGGGAGCTGTTTCTTGTAGCGGACCTAACGGATGTGAAATACCAGCCGATATAATGGAAGCTATGAGATCTTCTATAACTTCTTAAAATTTAAACTGTGGTTATTAAAAGGCGGTTATTATACCGCCTTTTTTTTTAATTTTTAAAGGGGGAAAATGTTTGTCTTTACTAAATTATTTTAATATATTTTATATATGAAAACATTATTATTTAGTTCAATATTATTCTGTATAATACAAACAAAAGAAGAAAGGGTGGGATATTATAAATATACTATCTGTAATGACACACTCAATTATACGGTATTTAGTAATACCGAATATAAT